GATGAGGAGGTTAACGATGAGGAAAGTAATATATGATATCGAAGCTAACAGCCTTACACCTACTAGGATCTGGTGTGTTGTAGCTAAGGATATTAACACTGATGAGGTGTTTACTTTCTTGGAGGATGACAAGGATAAGTTTGTTAAATTTTGTTCTGGAGTTCAACAGTTTATAGGTCACAACATCCTTCAGTATGATAACTATTGGATAAATAAATTATGGGGTACTAACATTACAGTTGACCAGACACTTGATACTCTAGTACTATCCCGACTACTTAATTCTTGTAAAGAAGTTAGGGGCAAGATTGAACTTAGGCGTTCCAAGAACCAACACTCCCTCCAGGCATGGGGTGATGGACAGTGTGCTGATTGGTATGAGACAGAGGTTACCGTAGTAGAGGAGAAGTTATCCCCTCCATTCCCTGACCTAGAGGATGCTCTTGTCTATGCTTGTAAGGTAAACAAGTCTGATAGTATGGATGCTTCCCTTCCTTACAATGAGTGGGAGGATGATGATGACCTACCTAACTACTACTTGGAAGAGCATGACAATGTTATGGAGTCTTGGGTGGTACCCTTTACAGTTACTCGTAAGGAAGTTAGGAAGGTTAATCGGTATGCAAAGATAGACTTCCATGAGTTTGATAAGTATACACCTGAGATGTTGACCTATTGTAGGCAGGACGTTGAGCTCAACCATAGAGTGTACTGTGAACTTAAGAAAGAAAGCAAAGGTTTTTCTTCTCAGAGTGTCAGACTTGAACATGCCCTACAGGATATCCTTTGTACTCAAATGCGTAATGGATTTAAGATAGATGTTCCCTCTGCCACTAGGCTATTAGCTAAGTGTTCCACTAAGTGTAGAGAGTTAGAACAACAGATGCAGAAAGACTTCCCACCCTTAGCCAAGCTTAAGAAGACTTACACTCCACGACTTAATACTGATGGAGTAACACACAACACTGGATCCTTAGGACCTATGAAAGAATACTATGGGTTTCAGTACAGGGGTGGAGAGTACAGCTATCTTAACTGGGTTCCCTTTAATCTTAGCAGCCCCATACAGGTAGTGGAAAGACTGGAAGGTCATTGGGACCCCAAGGAGAAGACAGCTAAGGGTGCATACAAACTATCAGATAAGAACATTGCAACCATCAGAGATACTGCACCCGATAGTATCAAACAAATTAAACTATATCGTATGTACTCATCACGATGTAACGAACTTAAACAATGGATAGAAGGAGCAGAACAACATGAAGACAACAGACTTAGAGGACGTATCGTCCATCTTGGCAGCTGGTCTGGTAGGGCTAGTCATTCTAAGCCTAACACTGCTAATATTTCTAGTGTCTCTATGCGTAAACTTAACGATGGATCTGGTAAGAAAGCTCCAGTCCTGGGAGAGGCAGGGAACTTTGGATGGGAGTGTCGGTCCCTTTGGACGGTAGACAGGGGTAATGTCCTTGTTGGTTGTGACGCATCAGGTATTCAACTACGTATACTTGCACACTACCTTAACAATCCGACATACACCAAGGCTGTACTCGATGACATCCATGACTTCAATGCTAAGACACTAGGTGTTAGTCGTGATGATGCCAAGACATTCATCTACTCATGGTTACTAGGGGCAGGGGTTGTTAAGACTTCTGAGATCCTTAACTGTTCAGTAGGCGAGGCTGTCAAGAAGAGAGAGAAGTTTGTTAACCTGACCCCAGGACTTGGAGACTTCTTAAAGATTAAGACTTTGATGGCTGATCGTGGTTGGTACCTTGGTCTTGATGGACGTAAGGTCTACCTACCTAGTGATCACCTGGCACTGACAGCATACCTTCAGAATGGTGAGCATGTTATAATGGCACTGTCTAATATCTACTGGACCAAGTGGGCCAAGCAGAGAGACATACCATTCAAGCAGTGTGGCTACATACATGATGAGTGGCAGGTTGAGACACCCACTAAGTATGCTGATACACTAGGCAACCTTATGAAACAATCATTTCGACTGGCAGGTGAGTACCTCAAACTTAACTGTCCTCTCGATGGAGAGTATAACGTAGGACGCAACTGGGCAGAGACCCATTAACTACTTGACAAATCAACGAAGATGTGCTATAAGAGTTCATCATAAATAGAACCGCTAAGGTTCACACAACAGGAGACTATACTAATGGCTAATACACAAACATTCAAGACTTTAAAGTTAGATGGAGAGGCCCTCTACCTGAGGCCCTGGGAGAACCAACGGGGTGAACGCTATGGTCCACCCGATAGGGATCAGTATGAGGTTACACTTGTTAACCTTACAGAAGAATCAATGGCTGCAGCTAAGGCAGCAGGACGATTACCCACCATCTCTAGTCCTAACTCAAGCAAACATAATGCAGGTATCCTTGAGTACTACAAGATTACATCTCAATATCCTATTAAGTTTGCTGACTCACAGGGTGATCCTATTGCGGATGGAACTCATGTAGGTAATGGAAGTAAGATACGTGCCTACGTTGAGGTTCGTGAGATCAGTAAGGAGTACCAGAAGGGTAACACTCACAAGTTTTATGCTACTGCTGTTCAACTTATTAAACTGGTAAAGATGCCAGAAGATCCAGACTTTGTAGCCAATAGTGGTGTACAGTTTGATAAGGTTGAGAACGGGTATGTTGCAACAGCAGCAGAAGCTAAGGGCTTTGATGAGGTGAAGCCTGAGTTTGATCCTATCCTTGATGATGAGATCCCATTTTAATGGCAGCTGTTAAAGACATTGAGACCCTGGTGGATGATATCTATACCATGTTTAAAACAGGTAAAGACTTCACCCCAGGGGATACAGCAGAGTTAGCCTCACGGTTAGCTCGTGCTATCACCAAGAAGTTTAAGATTAGGAGGGGACCTGCACGTAAGGATAAGATACGCCCATCTAACATGGGTCAACCCGATAGACTTCTATACTTTAATGTAAAGGCTGATCCTGTTGAGGATAAGTTTGCACCTGAGCAGCTACTTAACTTTCTCTATGGCGATATCTGTGAGGAGTTAATGCTATGGTTGGCTGAACAATCAGGACATAAGGTTACCCACACTCAACACCCTGTCAATGGGTATGGTCTTAGAGGATACATGGACTGTAAGATTGACGATAAGAATGTTGATGCCAAGTCTGCCTTTGCTGCTAACTTTAAGAAGTTTAAGGATGGTTCAATCAAGGCACCAGGAAAGGATCCTTACGGTTACATTGCTCAACTGTCCTACTACGAACAAGTCCAGGAGGGCAGAGAGAATGCAGACACAGCATACTTCTTTGCCTTCAATAAGATTGGATCCTTAGCACTAACTGCTGTCAATCCTATGGAGCAGATCAATGCTGAGGCAAGAATTAAGCACCTTACTGAGATGCTTAAGAAGGATGAGCCACCCGAAGAGTTATGCTATGAGCCTGAGCCTGATGGTAAGGCAGGTAACATGAAGCTTGGCACTCACTGTAGTAGGTGTGATCACAAACGTAAGTGTCATCCTGACTTGAGAACCTTTGCCTACAAACCATGGAGGTATCTAACTCACGTTGAGAAGTTACCAAAGGTTGAAGAGGTTCTACCTATCGTGGAAGTAGAGCCAGTATGAAACACCACTGGAAAGGATTGACACCCAACCCTAGTAAGTACTTTGGATTTACTTATGTTATCAATGAGTTATCTACTAGTAAGTACTACGTTGGCAAGAAACAATTCTGGATATCTAGTGGTAAGGTTAAGAAGGGTAGCCTCAGACCTAACAAGTTAGGGGCTGCCTGGAACCCACTCCACTGGAAGGAATCTAAGTGGGGTTCATACACAGGTTCATCTAAGGAACTAAATATATTAATCAAGGCTAACCCTAAGGACTTTCATTACATGATCATTGGACAGTACACTTGTAAGGCTGACTTAGTCTATGCAGAATGTAAGGCTCAGTTTGATTACAGTGTGATGGTTGCAAGGGATGAGAAGGGTGACCGTATTAGTTACAATAAACAGATTGCAGCTGTTAGATTTATGCCACCCTGGAAAGATAGAGAGGAGCTATGAGTATAAATAAACATAAGGTAATGACTAAGTTACATGAGACTTCTGAGTTCAACGATGCAGTTAATCTTCTGATTACAGTTGAGGATAATAAACTTATTGTAGTTCCCTATGGTGGGACCTTTGATAACACACCCACTGAACAGGCTCGTGAAGTTTATGAGATAGTTACATTACTCCTTCAAACATTTGATGACTATGGTGGTGTTTCATTTACAGATGATATGATATCACAGCACATGAGTTCAAACATAAAACACTAAAGGATATAGCAATGGATAAACAAATTAAAATATTGACCTATGATATTGAGACAGCACCTAAGTTGGCTAACGTATGGGACATATGGAACCAGAACATTCCAATTAGTATGATCATGGAGGATGGATACATTCTAAGTTGGGCAGCTAAGTGGCTTGGTTCAGATGAGATCCTAAGTAACTCATTGATTGAACACGATAATAAGATTGAGAATGAGGGTAAGATGGTTGAAGAACTCTATGATCTTATGGAAGAGGCTGATGTCCTGGTGGGTTATAACTCTGATAAGTTTGACAGGAAGCATGTGAACACGGCCTTCCTAAAGGCAGGGCTGACACCCCCCTCAACCAGTAAGTCTATTGATCTCTTTAAGGTTGTCAAGTCTAACTTTAAATTTACATCTAATAAATTAGACTTTGTTCTTGGTAAGCTTGGCATTAAACAGAAGATGAACCATCGTGGGTTTGACTTATGGAAGGGCTGCATGGAGGGAGACATGGAGTGTTGGGCTGAGATGGTGGAGTACAATGAACAGGACGTTGAGGTAACTGAACTCCTCTATAAGAAACTTCTACCCTGGATTAAGAACCATCCGTGTCGCAGTATGTACACCGACACCATAAATATTAAACCTTCCTGTAATAACTGTGGCTCTCCTGATGTAATCAAGAAGGGTATAGAAGTTCTCAAGTTCACATCATACCAGAGGTACAAGTGTACTAACTGTGGTAATAACATGAGGGGTAAAGAACTGCAGAATAGTGCAGACAAACGAAAGAGCATTCTAGTTAATGTATAACCTTGTTAAGAATTCTCTTGACAAACAATCTAATTTGTGGTATAACTACTATACTATAATATTTTAAAGGAAATTAAAATGAAACTACTTGAAAGTTTTAAAGCAGAAGTTAAAGAGATCCTGGAGTGGAAAAAATATGGGATCAATACTAAGATTGTTTTGGCTACCTTAGCCATTGTGATTGCTATTCTCTTAATAGCAGGATGCTCTAAGACTGACGCTCCTGTTGCTCAACCTGTGGTAGAGTACACACCAGAGCCTGAGGATGAGATCTTCCTGGAGCCTATCGTTGAGGTTGTACCAGAGCCTATCGTTGAGGCTGTAGTTGAACCTATTGTTGAACCTATTGTTGAACCTATTGTTGAACCTATTGTTGAACCTATTGTTGAACCTGTAGTTGAACCTGTAGTTGAACCTGTAGTGGAGCCTACACCAGAGCCTATCGTTGAGCCTACACCAGAACCTGTAGTAGTTGAACCTACGCCAGAGCCTGTGATAGTTGACCCCATAGTAGAGCCTAACCCTAGGGTGTCGGTAAGTTATAGTATCCCTTCATGACTTAGTAATAATAAATCTACTATAAATTAAAGGGCTTGTAAAGGTAACACTTGACAGGCCCTTTCTTTTATGGTATAAGGGTATCATAATATAGAGGATAGAGCATGAGCAAGACTAAAGAAGATCTGGTAAACCAACCATCTCACTACACACAGGGAAGTATTGAGTGTAAGGATGCAATGATTGCAGCATTCGGTAAAGAAAAGTATGAAACCTTTTGTAAGTTAAATGCCTTCAAGTATCTATGGAGGAGTGACCATAAGGGTAACTCTACACAAGACATAGCTAAGGCTAAGTGGTACATGGCTCAGATAGATACAACACCTACAAGTGTAGTAAAGTATCCAAGAAGAGGGAATGAATTTGATGTTGACCTTTAAGCGAACAACAGATGAAGATAGTGGAATGGATCTATACACCTCTTATAGTAGCAACGGTGCCATCCTGGAGAAAGACTTAGATCATTGGACAGTCACAAGAATAATGAAGTACCTAGCTATTTCAAATGTAATCTATAAGGAAGAAGAAGAATGATGAATGACTATCAAAAGTTTATAGCTATCAGTAGGTATGCCAGGTATAAAGATGATGAAGGACGAAGGGAAACCTGGGAAGAAACTGTTGACAGGTACATGGAGAACATGCACGTACACCTAGTTGACAAGATGAATTATAAAATGCCAGGAGATATGTATCATGAGTTACGTGAGGCAATAGTTAACCATGAGGTTATGCCTAGTATGCGTACCCTAATGACAAGTGGACCTGCCCTTAACCGTGATCATACCTGTGCTTATAACTGTGCCTACACTGCAGTAGATAGTCCTCGTGCCTTTGATGAGGCACTATACATCCTGATGTGTGGTACTGGTGTAGGCTTCTCAGTAGAGAGACAGTACATTAATAAACTTCCTGAAGTAGCAGAACACTTTGAAGAAACTGATAGCACCATACATGTGGCAGACAGTAAGTCTGGTTGGGCCAGGGGCCTTAAAGAATTAGTCAGCATGTTGTATGCAGGACAGTCACCTAAGTGGGACCTGTCAGCAGTGAGACCTGCAGGAGCAAAGCTTAAGACCTTTGGTGGACGTTCATCTGGACCAGAGCCCCTTGATGATCTATTTACTTTTACCACTAAGATCTTTAATGAAGCAAGAGGACGTAGACTTACGTCTATTGAGTGCCATGACATCATGTGTAAGATTGGTGCAGTGGTAGTAGTAGGAGGGGTCAGACGATCCGCAATGATATCCCTATCTAATCTAAGTGATGATAGGATGAGACATGCCAAGCACGGACAGTGGTGGGAACAGCACGGTCAGAGAGCACTGGCCAACAACAGCGTAGTTTATACAGAGAAGCCTGATATGGGTGCGTTCATGAGAGAATGGGAGAGCCTATATGCAAGCCAATCTGGAGAGAGAGGAATCTTTAATCGTGAAGCGTCACGAAAGAAAGTTAGTGAAAATGGCCGCAGAGATAGCGAGTATGAATTTGGAACTAATCCCTGTAGCGAAATCATACTCAGGCCACAACAGTTTTGTAACCTTAGTGAGGTTGTTGTCAGACCTGACGATGACTTCAAAAGCTTACAAAAGAAAGTTAGAATTGCTACAATCCTGGGTACATTCCAATCAACCCTGACAGACTTCAAGTATCTACGTAAGGTATGGACTACAAATACTGAGGAAGAAAGACTGCTTGGTGTATCCATGACAGGTATTATGGATCATCCTATAATTAGTGGTAGAGTTACAGCAGATAGTGACGACCCTTCTGATGGAGTAGACTTTTCAATTAGTGATGGAGCTGAAGGTTTTGAGCAATACTGGGGCATGGGTTCTTTCCCACCCCTCCCTGAACTACTAGAACAACTTAAGGAGACTTCTGTTGAAACAAATAAAAAGCTGGCTAAAGAGTTGTCAATCCCACAGTCTACTGCTATTACTTGTGTTAAACCTTCTGGTACTGTCAGTCAGCTCGTTGATTCTGCTAGTGGAATCCACCCAAGATTTGCAGAGTACTACATCCGAACTGTTAGAGGAGATATCAAAGATCCCCTAACTGACTTTATGATTAGTCAAGGCATACCATGTGAACCTGCTTTTGGAGCAGAGCAGAGTACTGTTGTGTTTAGTTTCCCACACAAGTCACCAAAGAATGTAGCTATCCGTGACCAGGGTACTGCTATTGGGCAGCTTGAACTGTGGTTAACCTATCAACGACACTGGTGTGAGCACAAGCCATCTATTACTGTCTATGTTAGAGAGCATGAGTGGATGGAGGTTGGTGCATTCGTATGGAAACACTTCGATGAGATGTCAGGAGTTAGCTTCCTACCCTATGACAATGGTACCTATAAGCAAGCACCCTACCAGGAGTGTACTAAGAAAGAATATAAGGCAGCCCTAGCTCTGATGCCTGAGGAGATTGACTGGAGTACATTCAAGGAAGAGGAGGACAACACAGTAGCATCACAAGAGTTAGCCTGTGCAGGTGGTGTGTGTGAGGTTGTAGACGTATCATAAATAAATACTAAAGGATAACTATAATGAAAGACTCTTACGAAGTAATAGATGTGGAGCAGGGTAATAAAGACACCACTGTTATGGAAGATTTAATTCACCGCCCAAAGGTTGAGATGCAGTATCATGATGACCTTGATGGACGTACAGGGATTACAATAAGAAAGACTTATCTTAATAGAAACGATATAGTTAAGGGCTCAGTAGTTACAGATCCTTCAGTGACAATAGCCCTGAAGTTTATACAAGAAGCATTAGCTGCACTCAACAAGAAGGAGATTTAATGGTAGACCTGGCAAGAGTAATATGTAAACCGAAGATACCTCATCAACTTAAGATGATGGCGAAGAAGATACTTCGTAAGCAGAATGGTACTGCCGATGATTGGCGAGACCTAGTAGATCAAACACAGGAGGAGGTAATGAATGTCCCTGACAGTAACAGATAAAAGAAACCTGGCAGTTAACTTAACCAAGTGGTACCTGGAGGATGGTAAAGGCTTAGAGATGTACGTCCTTAAGATGTTGTCTGGTAGGTTAGAAGTAGACGAAGAAAGCAAACAAGAGATTATAAAAATGTTACCTAGAGTAGAGCTGACAATGGGTAATACTAATGATAAAGGATTGAAGTATGGATGAGCAGCCAAACAGAAAAGCAGAGATGGTAACGGGGATGACCTCAAGGCAGTCACGATTTAGACGAGACACCCTTAACTATCATCTACAAGTCTTCGATGAAAACAGGGGCGTTAATTCTGTAGAGACCTACAAGTTTCTAATAGAAGAGATAGGACTTAGCCTACGTAAGGACCTGGGTATTACCAAAGCAGATTTAGTAGATAAAGTTAAACCAGTAGTTAAGGAGAAGCCTATTGAAAAAAGTAAAGATAGAATTACGAACAAAGTTATTCCATCAAGAGGCAAAAGACTTCCTAGATAAGTGTATGAGAAATCACCCTATAGGTACAGAGTTTTACATTGATGTTGTACAGACAGGCTATCATCCCTTTACTAATTTAGAAATAGAGGATCAGGTTAGGGCTTGTTATGGCTCACTCAATAGAGATCTTTCTTTTGCAAGTATCAATAAACCAAATGAGTCCTTCCGATCTTCCTTGTTAAACTTAACAAAGGAGTCAGAAGAACTCATTCAAAGATTCTTCATAGAGAATGATGACTTAAGTAATAACGAAGTACCCTCTGAAGTCTACCACTACCTTCAAACTTATAAGGGTAGGGCTAAACAATTGAGTGAGTACTTAATTAAAGAAGCAAGTCAAATAGTTTAGTAGCCCATTTTCTTTTTAGCGGGCTTCTTCTTCATTGGTTTTTTCTTGTTAGCAGGTTTCTTCATTGGTGGCCTACCCATTGTCTTTCCGTATGTACCTTTACCTTGTGGCATATCTTTTTCCTTTTACCATTTAACTTTATCAGCCCAGTAGGCTGCACTCATCTTACCCTTCTTGATATTCTTACCATGCCTAGCCTTGAAAGACTTACGCTTGGCCTTCATCTTGTCGGACTCTCCTGACTTAGGTTTACCTGCAGTGGAAGCTCCCTGCTCACCAAACCTAATAGTCTTTACCTTATCGCCTACCTTGGCTACTACAACATGTGATTTCTTAGGATGTTTAGGTGTTCTCTTTGGTTTGTTGTAACCACTTACACCTATTCTTTTTAAGACACTATCCTTTGTCATGATCTTTTCTTTCCCTTATGTAGACCATGACTGGCGAACTGCTTACCCTTAGCCGTGGCTGCTCTCTTCTTTTTATTTGCTGCTGCTAGTTTGCTCTTGCCCTTTGCAGTTGACTTAAGCTTTTTAATGGTTGCAGCTGGTGCATAAACCTCTCCAGTCTTAGAGGACTTCTTACCACTAGGAGTTCTCCACTTCTGTTTAGTCCATTTCTTTAAAGACTTCTGAGATTTTGCAAGTGCCATTACTTTTTATTCTTTGCTTTTTTCTTAGCAGTTTTAGATAGTTCATTGAAGTGAAATAACTTTACACTTGTTTTAGTGTGAGACTTGTTGGTATGTACTGAACCGTTAGGCATCTTATGGCTGCTCCCCTTGTACTCAGTTCCGTCCTTCTTATAATGTTTAACGCCCTTCATTTGTATCCTCCACCCTTAGCTTTATATTGCTTGGCAAGCATCTGAGCTTTACGAGCAGACCATTGTCCTGGCTTGCCTCCCTTACCCCCTGCCTTTATTTTATTAAACAAGCTCTTACGCATTGTAGGTTTAGTGTAGTTACCTGCTGCGTTAACTTTACTTTTTGCTTTTGCCATTCTTCTTTCTTTTCTTTTTAGGTGGCTTGTACGAAGTAGCACAGGCACACTTCCTCTTAGTTCTCTTAGTCATCTTATCAGACAACTTGGCAATCATATCTCCACCAGTGTGTGTGAAGAAGAAGGGAAGGAAGGCATGGATTAAACATACGAATACAGCTGCAGCCAGGGTAGCAGAAAATAACAAAGCCTCAAGAAGATGTTGCAAGTAAGTCTCTCCTAGTTCCTTAGGGTGTTCAGTAAATGATATCTTCATTTCTTTTCTTTTGCAACCCCCTTTGTCTTTTCATAGGACCTCATGGCACCCATACCCAACATGCCCATCAGCACGGGAGTGAGTAGAGAGGGGTCTACAGTAGGAACCTCATACCATATAGCTAGGAACTGTGACAAGATTACATTGTACATTAAGCCGATTCCGCACACCCATCCCACGAATGGTCTCCATCCCCCGATAAATAGAGAGCCTGACTGAGCTTCAGCCTTGTTAACTTCAATTTGTGCCAAAGCATTTTCAGCAGCTGCCTTCTCACTCATTGTAGCTATCTCGTGGGCGAGGCGATTAGCAGCGTCTTTATCGGGGATGAACTTATCAAGTAGTCCAGTGACTGGTCCTATTAGTGCTGATAACATTTTCTTTCCTTTAAGTAATAGACTATGAGTGGTAGACTAAGGTAAAACTATCACAGTTAGGGCAAGTAAAGTTACTCACTATTGAATGCTCGTCCTCTAGAACACCCTCTCCTTCTTCACAGTCATGATCGCCACCCCAAATTAGTGACTCATTACATACATAACAATCCATAAGGTTTTCCTACTAAGTTAATAACTACTTGTTATACCATACTTTGAGGTAAAAGTCAAGTCTAAATCGTATAAACTTTAATACCTTTNGTCTTACCCTTAACAAAGATTTCATTTACAAATCGTAAGCTATAGTCTGTTACCCATTCCTGCCTCTGATCAAGCTCTAACATAGTGGCTTCACTTATAAGTAAGTCTACTTTATATTCTTTTGTAGAGCTTTCTAATCGTGCTGCTGTATTAACAGCATCTCCAATAGCCGTGTAGTCAAACCTTGATTCACTACCCATGTTTCCTATCACTGCTTCTCCAGTATGAATACCAATACCAATTACTATCTCTGGTAGACCCTGTTCTTTTAGTTCTACATTAAGATCAATCATGTTTCTCTGTATCTCTAAGGCTGTCTCTACTGCCCTTGTCTGATGAAAGTCCTGGTCTAGTGGAGCATTAAAGATAGCCATCATTGCATCACCGATGTACTTATCTACCATGCCACCATTGTTCTGTACTGCTGACTGTTGTGCAGTGAGTGCCTTATTCATTATGTAAGTTACTTGTTCAGGTGGTAGGGTCTCTGACATACTGGTGAAGCCACGAACATCAGTGAATAAGAATGTTGCATGTCTCTTCTCACCCCCAAGTACTAACAACCCAGGGTTATCTTGCAGTTGTTTAACCTGTCTTGGATCTAAGTAATGTTCAAACTGTTTCTTAATCTGTTGTCGTAACTTATACTGCTGCCTAAACCTAAGATAGAAGGCTATAGTTGCAGTAATAAACTGGCTAATCACCGCCCAGGTTACATCGATTAAGATACCCTGTTGTACCATGTAAGCTCCTAGGAAGCCCGTCAGGGCCATGAGAGCTCCTACTAGGGTAACCCCCCATGAGATACCTAACCCATGCAGTAGGGCCCATGTGAGGGCCACTGAGGTGATAAGTATAGTCAGCTCTGCAGCTAGGGCATAGTCAGGTATGTGAGGACTGTTAGGAATTAGCATTGACTCTGATAGTGCAGCCTGTATGTAGTGTGGCTCTAGTAGTCCAACGGGTGTAGCTAACTGAGGCATGACACCATTAGCTGTTACACCTACAAAGACATACCTTCCAAAAACATCTAACTCTTCCAGGTTAGTCTCGTGTGGCTTGACCCAGCTAATCCACTTACGTCCTAGACTGTCTGTCTTAACAGGTGGCAGTCCCCTTACTGCTATCTCTTGTATGCCATTGTCATTAGTTGTTATAATATAACTTTTAGATCCTGTTATTGCTTTAAGAACTTGAGTCCCAAAGGATGCAACCCAACCATCGGGTGTCCTAAAGAGTAGTGGTATCCTTCTCACCAGGTTATCCACCTCAGTGGGGGCAACAGCAACACCCTCTAGTGCAGCATAAGATAGAACCCTAAGGTTTGTCTTGACACCAGTGCTAAGAAGGCCACCGACATCCTCACCCTTGATGACTGTACCTGTAGGCTTAGGGTATTCTCCCTTACCATTCTCAAACATAGCAATAACACTTGGACCAGATGCAAGCTCTACACCAAAGTCTACATCACCACCAAGCCTATCCCTCTGAGGAAAAGAGATAACCCATCCAACACCTAGTGCTCCCTTGTCCATGATACTCTTGTGTATCTCTGCAAGTCTCTTCCTGGGGAAGGGGTAACCACCCTCACGCTCTACATCATCCTCAGTAATACTTAATACTGTAAAGTTTCCACTGGCTAGTGGAGTATCTATCAAGGCATCAAAGGTTCTAAGTTTTAAAACCTCAGTAGGAGTACTCTGCATTACCAAAGGTATGCTTAGAATTATTAGTATCAGTAGTATATATTTCTTCATCCACCCTGACTCATTTTAATTGTACTGTCTCCACCACCATTAAGAGTGACCACTCTAGTCACCCCATCCTGCATTAAGATAACCGTGTAACCTGTTGTTTTATCTACATCTATTCGGATGAAGCTACTAAGATCTCTCTGTAAAGTTAGTACTTCTCCGTTAATAAATGTTGTAATCTGCGTGTCTTTATCCTGACCAAACTCAGTACCTGTAATCTTAACTGAGCCTGTGCTTTCTAACTCATCCTCCTGCTTACTAACTGCAAGGGCATCTATCACATCTAGTAAATCTTCCAGGAAGTTACCATCAAGGTAGTTAATATCTAGTTCTGTAAATTCTAGTTCATCCTCACCTAAGAAATCTTCTGCAAGATAGTCTATATCAAGGCCATTAAAGTCTAGTATGCTTTCTACTTGTGTTACTCGTTCTTCTGTTATCTCTACTTCTTCCCTAGGAGGGGAAACGATTAACATATTATCTATCATATCTAGTGACAGGTCCAGTATTACAGGACTACTAGGGGCTGATTCAAATACAGATACTGTGGTAGCTTGGAAGGGTTTGTTTAGGAGGACACTACCCATTGCAGTAACAACTTCTATCTCTCCACTTGAAAGACCAAACTCATCAGGCAAGAGTATAACAAGACTACGCCCTAACTCATCTACTGTTGCAGTAAAGTCAGTACCACGTATAGCAATATTAGCGGTGGGTGTTCTTAGTTTAATGTTCTGTTTGGAGATACGATTAAGGTTGCCTGTTATAAACCTGGCAGTACCTAACCCAAAGGTCAGTGCCATCTTAGACTTAGAGGGGTCAGGATCGTAGATGTATTCATCTATATAGAGCTGAGTGCTCAGTTAGTCTGACTGTACTATCATCTAGAAATGTAATAGACATTCTACCATCAGTAGTAACAGCCTCATCGTTACTTTGTATGGCAAAGTCTACTGCTGCATCATATGGTTTGTCTCTTAGTACCTGTGCATTACCATTTAACTCAGAGACACCACCAATATCAACAGCTAACTGTTGTGCCCTGGTCGTTCTGAATGACACAGACAGTGCCACTACTACCAGTAGAATTAATCTGAACCCAGTCATTGTTTAGTGTACTCTGCTGTTCTATGTTAAAAGTTCTGCTGCCACCAGTGTGATCAAGATACATGTATCCTCCTGCACTAGCTGAAACACCATCACCATCATAGGTTACAGTGTTATCAGAGCCATCAATATCCATAAAGTTTGTAGCATTATCAATATCTATGTTGGCTGTAATTGTGTTGTTACTTCCCTGCACTAACCAGTCAAGATCAAGGCTGTCTGCTAAGGCTGCAGTACCCTGGTTTAAAATAAAAGTATTGCTGCTACCTGTTACCTGTACATTCTGGTTACTACTATCAGCACCATAGGTATTAGTAGGGTCAACTGTTAGAGTAAATGTATTTGTACTACCAGTAAAGTTATAGTTACCTATGAAAGTATCAGCCCACAGATCCCCAAGGAATTTATTAGTATCACCAATCATGTTGATGTCTAGTGTCATTGATCCACCATCAAGGTCTAACGCTGTAGGTGTACCTGATACTCCTGATAAGCCTGTAATAAGGTTACCTGTACCAAGCTGCTCAAAGTCTATGTTTGCTGTTGCACCAGACTGGTCTACGTAGATCTCGTTGTCTTGTGCATATGCTGTTACAATACTTAAAATTGTAAACACTATAGTTAGAAGAACAATATTATTTAGTGTGTGTGTCATGACTCCAGAACTTCCTCTCATATCCTACATTAATTAACTCTAAGACAGCACCCTCTATTGCCATCATTAAACTTACTGTTACTGAATCATTGCGTGAGTTTCCTACCTCTACCTCAAGGAGTTCAGTTCCCATTTCCAAGAATATAAATACATCTTCGGATTGTCCATAGCTGAAGACAGTCTTATGGGTTAGTACTTCTATCAGGATCTCTCCTGTTGCAACTGACACCATCCTAAGGGATACTGTCACGTTGTCTTCACGGTACTGGATGCTCTTGCCTATCCCCAGGTACCTTGCTCCAACACCACCTGTTGTCAGGTTTGTATCGTAAGCAATAACAGAACCCTCAAGTAGTACACCTGCAAATAGCAGGGGCTGTAGAGGGTTACTTGTTTCTTTAAATTGTTCTCGTGCAGACCTTATAAGCTGACGCTCTTTAGTTAGGTTGTCTAGTCCAACCCTCTCCACTACTCTGAAGAACTGCCCACCACTTGCATGCTTCAATGCTCTTATAAGCAGGGCTGCAGGGTCTTGTGTTACAGCTGTACTGAACAATGCAAACTCTGAGTTGCTTGCTCTCTGTCCAGTCCTATCCGTAAAGGATGTACTATAGACAGCTACAATAGGTTTAACCTTAGGCACTGGAGCACTAAGTAAAGCCTTAGAGTGAAGCTCCTCTACCTTTACAACATTGTTTTCTTCATATCTTTGTTGGTAAGTATCATCAAAGTTACTAAAGATTGCACAACTAGAAAGTAAAAGAACCAATAGGCAAAGAGATATCAGTCGTAGTGCCATCCGAATCAACCACCGTTAGTGTTATAAGTTCACCATTACTGCTATAAGAAATAGTATTACCCTCAAGCTCTATCGTACCCTCTGTCTTTGGAGTCTCACCGAATAGATTGTCTACCATTTGTCTTGATAGCTGTGCATAGACACGACTCTCCAGGTTACGAATGAAACGAGCTAGGGTTGTGTTGTCCTTGTCTCTTTCAATCTCATCTAGTAGTGCCTGTACTTCTTCCTTAACAGCCATCACCCTGTTGTGTTCCTGGTTCTCAATAGTCAAGTAGTGACTGGAAGTATTTATTCCACTAAAGGATGGTGATTTAAACTTATGAATAAGAGTATCTGCCAGGGCAGCCTGTGAAAGATAAACTAGTACACCTAGTATAAGGATAGTCAACAACATATCTCTTATTATATCACGCATTATCTTCATACTGATCTTGTACCTGTATAGCTGTGTTAAGTTTCTCTTGTAGTCTTATCATGTCCTGGTCTAACAACCTTAGTTGGTCTGTTAAACGTATGATAGTTACCTTCATATCCTGTACTGCAGGGTCTATCACATTAGTAATAGTCTGCCAAACAAAGTATACAAAGTAACCTAAGCCACCTGCCATAACAACAGGGAAGCCAAACTCAGAGACTACCTTTACAATATCCATTAGTCTCGCCTTGCGTCTATCTTACCATCCTCAACAAAGTTTTCAGCCCTGGCTATCCTTGCAATGTCTATGGGGATCCTCAATGCAGCACATATAGTTGTATCAATCCTAATCATATCGTTGTTCATGATGCTTGCCCTAGTTATTAACATCTTTGATATAGCCTGTACTGTTTTTATCTCACTGACAAGACCAGACATAAGCTGCTTCATGACCAGGAAGATAAAGTAACCCATGACTAACCCACTTGCAACAGGCAGACCAAGGTCACGTACTAAGCTAAAAAAGTCCATGTTAATCTCTTAATGCTTGTATAGTTTTGTCAGGATCAAACTGTTGAATACCCTGTTGGTACTGGAGAAGGAAGTGAGTTTCCATTTCTTCCTGTAAAAGAAGTTGTGTTCTCTTTTCATCCTTATCTATGTCTGCTCTATTCCTGATAACGCTTTTGTTTGTTGTAATCTGTTGAAGAACTTGTATTACTTTTCTAGTTAGTCTTGAAGTTTCTTTTAGTTTAACTTCACCACCACTATAATCTTTAACAGTTGCATTTCCAAGAGTAACAAGAAATTCTTTACGTACAGCCTTATCTTTAAAGTTTAATCCACTTACTAAGTTATTCATATCGTAGGCAAAACTCTCAAGGGCTCTTCCTGCAGCAGGGCTGTCAAAGAATATGTTGCCCATGTTCTGACCCATGTAAGTAAATAGGTCTGCTGACTTAGAGTTATCACCAAAGAACGACTTAGGCACTTCACCCTTTATTGACTCTCTACCAGCCTCATCTAACATGTTCTTACCATAGCTTGCAAAACCTACAAAGTATTGATTTAAAACATAGTCTGCTGCAATAGGAGTAAACCAGGCATCACCTGCATCACCAAAGATAAAAGCATCTACTGCCTTTGACCATTCAGATAATCTTTTTCCAAACTCTCCTGTCGATGGACTGACAACCATCTCTTTATTAAATGGAACTCGTTGGTCTTGTCTTAAGATATCTCTTCCATCGTATGAAGATTTATTAATTCCTATTTCAAGAAGGGGGGAAAGAAGAGTTGGGGTAACTAAAAGAGTAGACAACATAGGAGTAAGTCCCTCTCCTAACTCTTTAAAGATAGACATACCTGTTCCACTATACCCTTGCTTTGTTAAGAGAGAGTAAATCTTTTCCATACCCCTTGATAAGGCTTGAAGCTCGTGAACAGCAGGTACAGTAATCCAGGGAGTTTCTTTATCTAGTGCTGGAGGAGGACCAACCATACCACCCTGGACATAAGCAAGAAGCTCACTAGCATCAACATTTGGGAAGTACGTCCAAAGGTTTTTATCTTGTTCCGTTTTAGTTTTATACTCAGGATATAGAGAAGAGACAGCTTCAGAAGCATGAAGAGTAGTTGCCATAGCTGTTAGATATAGGGCAGACTTTACAGGATTGTTTACGAAAGCTTCGCCTGTCTTTGCCATACCCAAATAAGTAGGACGGAAAAAGACTTGATGATCTGTAAACATTCGCCAAGCAGAGCTAGTTCCTGTCTTACCAAAGTTAACTAAAGTTTCCTGTCCCATAAATACAGCAAAGTCATCACTTGCTCCTGCACCCTTAGCAACTATATACTCTCCAACACGACTTGCCATTTCAGAATTGTTTACAAAGTTAGTCCACTTAGTAACACTGCCTGATGCTAAACCTCTTAAGAAGCTTTGTCTCTCTGCCTTGTTAATGTTTTCAGCAGTATCTCCTGCAGCCCTTAAAGCATTTGCGTTCTTCCAACCCTTTTGTATCTCAAGGATTTGTGTACCACCACTCCAGCCAGCCTCTCTCATTTCTTTTATAAGTTTAGGATTGGCTGCAAGAGCAAATAAGCCCCTTACTGCTCTAAACTTTGGAAGTAAACCAATAGGAGAAATCATTTCTGCAAAGTATCCATCCCTCACTATTGACTTAACAGCAAACCAGGGAGTCTTTGTAATGAAAGACGAGTAGGTTCTTGTTAATCCAGCAGTTGTTTGAAGAATACTTTTTAAGAATCCACTCTCCAGGGCAGCCTTTGCCCCCTCAGACTCAACCATACGTGCAAGAGCAGGGTCTGTTATTCTACCATTCTTCTCTTACCCTGATCAAAGAAGATATCATATGTTTTATTACTACCTGCAGCCTTAAATTGTATATTCTCTCCTGCAACTTTAAGAAGATCATCCCACTCAAGGTCATCTAAAGAACTCTTTAACAAAGTTCTAGCCTTATCTGTATCAATAACAATAGATTTATTAAGTGCTGTTAGTGCCTTTAGGTGCTCTCTAAGTCCTGAAACAATACCACCATCTATTGCAACTTGCTTTCCTAGATCTACTTCTTTAGTTAGTCTTTCTGCAAGTTCTTTAACCTTAGGAGTTCCAAGTCTTTTAGCCCTTTCAATCATTTTGTAACGAGCCGCCTTAGTTATATTAGCCTGTCCTTTATATATCTTACTAGTAATATCTTCTACTACATCAAGGTAAGGGTCTCTTAATTCTTTAGTTGTTCCGACCAAACCTTTATAACCAGTACTGCCCCTTGCAAAGCCTTTCGCCTTTTTTGTTAGACCTTCAAGTTGTCCTTCAGCTACATTACGAGGAATATAAACGTACATGCCATCCTCATTGAGGGCAGCAGCTATCATACTACTGGCCTCCTTCCTAGAAA